CTTTAGCCTGGTCAAAATAACCTAAAACTTTTTGATAACCATCACTTATGCAATGATGCGCTTCATCCACAATTATTGAATCAAAATAATTTTTGTTAAACTGATTGAGCCTTTTTTCTCTCATTAATGATTGAACAGACCCAACCACTACTCTAAACCAACTATCAAGACAACTATCTTCGGCTTTCTCTACTGCACATCCAAGGCCTGTGGATTTACTTAATTTATCTGCAGCTTGGTTAAGGAGTTCTCCTCGGTGAGCTAGGATTAAAACCCGCTCACCGTTTCGAACACAATCTTCAGCAACTTTTGCAAACACAATTGTTTTGCCCGTGCCAGTTGGAAGTACTAATAAAGTCTTTTTATTACCCTTAACCCACTCAGCTTCAACTGCATCTTTTGCTGCTTGCTGGTAAGGTCTAAGCTGCATAGTTAGAACCTCCCGGCCTGAAAGCTTACATTATTATTTTCATCAGGTTCATAGAATTTCTTTATTTCATTACCTTCATAATCTTTACCTTCATATGTCCACTTCTTTATTGCTACTTTTGCTCTTCCTCTTGAACCAACAACAGCATTCCAATTCATACTAACTTTTTCACCTTTTTTACGCTGTCCTATTGCAGTGAAGAATGCACATAGCATACCTTCAGTTTTACTATGTAGGAATAAATTATGTTTAATGTTAGATATTCCTTCAGGACCTTCTATTTTAATAGATACTATTGCTTTATTACATGGTGGTAGCTTATCACTTCCTGGATGTCTTCCTCTTTCAAATTCTGTAACTTCAAAATCATAATCACCTGCTGGAAGTAATACGAACTCAGGACCATCTTTCTCTATTGGGTCATCCCAACCTATTTCTTTTTCAATATCATTCATGCTTTTTATTCTCCTTTTTGTTTTATGTTGTTAAAATGGTATTTCATCATCATCTATTACTGGTGTAAATATGTCATTTTCACTTCTAATTTCCAAAATTATATCATAAACTTGAGACCATGCTCCAACCAAAACACCATCAATAAATTTCGAATCATAATTTGTTATAGGTGTGCCAATAGGATAATATCCACGTTTTGTAACAGCTGCATATATCTCTTCCAAAGTTACATTATTAGCTTTCATTAAATCAGCCAAAGCCTTTGGTATGCCCTTTAAATCATCTTTAGATGTTTCAGGTGTATTTGCCTTAGGCATCTCCTTTAGCTTCTCTGCCGGCTTACTCTGTGTTACTGGTGGAACTACTGTAGGTTGAGCTGTAACAGTTGCTTGCTGTACTTCCTTAAGTACTGGTACCGCTTGACTAACCGGTGCTTGATTCTCAAATATATTAGCTATTTTGCTATAATCAAATGGTAGCTCATCAGGAAGATTATGTCTGTTCTTTGCATCCCACCAAGGTGTGTGATTCGTATACATTACCCTAGAACCACCTTGTGCTTTATTCTTTCCTTTAGTAGCTCCCTGATTATCTACATTGACTACATAAAGTTTGTAGTTGGCTAAGAGTAAAATATCTGCCCATTCCTTTAAAAGTGGCATAGTCTTCTTTTCAAGTTTAAGCTGCCAATGATCATATCCTCCAATCTCTTCAGGTTGTTCAATTTTTTTGATTTCAGCATGAGCTGTAATAACTACATTAATTCCTAATTCAATAATGTCCTGTAGCTGATTTAAAAATCTTCCAAATTCCTCTTCTAGATACACATAACCTTTACCATAGCCGAAATCTTCGATTCCTTTTACATTAGATTTTGAACAAATATGTTCAGAGCAAAGTCTTTCAGCCCAATCTGCTGTATCAACAACTAATGTTTTACAGATTTTAGGATTAGCCTTTACATAAGCTACCTGCTGAAGTACCATTGTCCATGATGATGGTTTAGGTAATCTAGCTACATCCATACTTACTGTGCTATCTTCTGTATCAATAAACAAAGGGTCTGGAAACTTAGATGCAAAAGTTGATTTTCCTATACCTTCAGGACCATAAATGACTACTTTCTGCGGTTTGCTTAATTTTCCTCTTGTTATTTCCATTTAAAATTCACCTGCTTTCCATGTTTGTATTTCTTCTTTTACTTCAATTTTCTCAGCTCCTGCAACATAACCATCTTCAATGATAATGCTGCATTCATCGCCTGTACTGACTCTAGTTGCTATTGCTTGAAGTCCCTCTGCTTCCAACCAATCTCCAAAATCTTTTAATGTTTCTAGATCCATTTGTTCTAGCTTATCCAGGAGGACAAAACCACAATTAGGATTAAGCTTTCTTACTATTGCAGTAGACACTTTAAGTTGATCACTTCCAGACATGTTGTCCCATTTAAATCCGTTATAAGTGAGTTCGCCATCCACTACTGATAAGCCAGGTAATGGTAAACTTGCATTTGTTAATAAGTCCGTTTTAGATTTCCTTACATTATCAATTTGAGTTGTCAAAGTATTGTATTGACTATCATAATCAAGCGCATCCTCTTCGGCTTTGTCTTTGTCAAGGTTCGTACTTACTTTACGGTTAATTATTTCAATATTGGTAATATTGTTTTCAAGCTCTTCAGTTGACTCATCAAACAAATCTAATGCTGATTTTCTAGCCATTTCTAAATCCGCTAACACTGCAGCTTGTTTTGCTAGGATGTCATCAAGCTGCTGCTGAATTTGTTTAGCCTGGCTTTCTAAATATTGCAAGTTTGCTCTTTTTCTTTGATTAGCACCATTTCGTGCAAGTATTTCTTGTTGCTGCTTGATTAATTCAGATGCAGAAATTGGGACCTTTGGAGCATCCGGATAATAAGTCATTTCTTTAGCATATTTTTTTTTCTGATCTGAAATCTGGCCTATTGTTTTACGTTTGTTGTATAGTGATACTTCCTGTTGTTCTAATTCATATAATTTGTCTCCAACTCCTATAATCTGCAGCAGCGTATTCGCTTTATCTTTGCTAGTTGACTGCATAAACTTTGGTAAGTCTAAAGCTAATTGTTCAACAAAATCATTTAGGAGCTGTTGTCCGCCTTTTTGTCCGTCAGGATCAATTACCTTTAAGTCACTGTTTTTGCCTTTGCGTTCAACTACCAAACCATTTGACATAACAATGTGGAGATTTGGTGGAATGACTGATCCATTACGTTGTGCATCTGAAGGTCGATATTTGTCTCCGCCCAATGCCCATGCAATACAATCTAGTACAGATGTTTTCCCCTGGTTGTTCTTGCCACCAATTACTGTAAGCCCATTAGCAGTTGGTTCTAATTTTATTGCTTTTACTCTCTTTACATTTTCAATTTCTAATTTATTAATTTTAATACTCATCTATTTTTCCTCCTCTTGTTTTAAATATGTTGATTCGTTACTAAATCTTAGTGGTAAAAGCATTGCTATTTCCTTGTCATAACTATTTGAAAACAAAACTGGTGATACTGATGAACTACCTTGTATTTTTACATCTGAATTCATTTCTATAAAATTCGTAAATTTACGATCAATGTAAATATACTTTTCAGGTGATTTTAAAATTGATATTTCTTTGTCCCAATCAATCTGTATGAGATTTGTATATTCTAAATCAATACTTTTTTCTGGTACTTCTAAAAGTTTTATAAATCTTTCTATTTTTTCATCTGCCATTATACTTGCTTGCTTCTTGCCATAAAGCAATTCGTATCCTGATTCCTTATCTGGGATAACCTGGAAGATATTAATTAAGGTTGTAAAAATACCCTTTTCTATATATAAATTTTTAGTTGTTCTTAAGCCCCAGTATCCTGTGAACAGATAATTAAAATTTCCTGATCTAAACCACATTATTGGAACTTCATTTTTTAGCGTTTTACTTACATTCTTATAATTTATCATCTGTAATTCCTTTCTTAAAATTTCTTGATATATTAATTTTAATTTGCTATACTGTAGCTAGTGTTATTTGTATTAGTCCATTAGGACGCGGCCGTTTCCATTGTACTGGATCGGTCTTTTTTAAATCTGCTTATCCTATGATGACAAGCACTATCTGTTAGCCCATATATTTCCCCAATTTCACGATATGACATTGTTTTTTTAAGCTCAATCATGTTAAGTAAATCCTCTTCCGTTATAGTGGCATTATAGTTTTGCCTGGGTTTGGTAACTCCGAGGCACTGAAATGCTCGTTCA